GTCTTTCTTCGCGTACATCTGCGGATTGAGCGGTTGCGACTTATCGCCGAGCACCATTCCGGAGGCCGCCTTGTCGCCGTCTGCGCTACCCTTGACGATCTTCACGAAGCCCTTTTCCTGGTGCATCCGGAATTGCGAGTGCTCCTCGAGCGACGCCAGTTGATCATCCGTTACCTGGGTCAAAGTAGCCCCGGTGGGCGTCACGAAATTCTTGGTCGCGAGGCCGAAACCGCCTTTGATAAGGACGCTTTTTTCCTCGATTTCAGTCAGGAATCCATCGGCGCCGCGGCTGAAATGGGAGTACTTCTGGTCACACGTGAGGGTCGATGCGATGTAAGGCATGTTCAATTCTCCTGCCTCCAGGATGAGATGCACGGGCACGCCGCGTTAGGAGGTATGGCGCGGCTTCGGTAGCTAACCTAGCCCGTGCAAAGCGGTGCGGTTAGATCCCGCTCCAGCGCGTCACTGCGAAGGGACGCTTGGCCATTACGCCGGCCGATGCATTGCTGAAGTCTTCGACGTAACGCTTGGCTTCCTGCTGCACGCCCAACGTCTGGAACTTCGCCGGCACTGCCTGCAGGAACGTGCGGCCATCGTCAGTCGAATCCGGCTCGCTGTTGACGCGATCGGCGAACAGGTAAAACACGTTCGCGCCACCGTTCGCTGCAGCGAATTGCGGAGCCGTGATCACGCGGCACTTCGGATAGTTGTCGCGCAGCCATGCCGCGGCCGAGTAACCGAGGGTCGTCGGCAGACCCAGGAACGCGTCGAACCCGGTCGGCAGAACCAGAGTCGTGTCGTCGACCTTCGGCTGGATGTTGCCGCCCGACTGCACTTCGAGCGTCTTGAACGCCAGCAGGAGGTCGGCAATGATGTCGAGCGTCGTTTTCGTCGCCCAACCCGGCGTGCCGGACGTCGCGCCATTCGCAACGGTCTGGTAAGCGGGCAGGTTCGGATCGTTCAGAAGACCGTACGTGCGGTCGGCGCCCGAGTTGTAGCCCACGAAGCCGACGAGGTTGCGCTGGATGTCGAGCGCGGTAGCAGCGCCGATACGCTTTTCAGCCTGCGACGAAACGCGCATTGCGCCCGCGCGAGCCTCTTCGAGACGGCCAACCGAGAAGCCTTTTTCGAAGCGGACGATGGTGCGACGTTCGAAGTTGACGTTCCACGATGCGAACGGAACGTTCGTCGTGTCGCCATAGGGGACAGCGTCGCCCATCGATTCGATCGCACCTTGCACGACTTCTTCGTCGTGCCATTCGCCGACCGTCTGGATGCCGACAATTTCGTCGATCATGCGAACGGAGAACACGGCGCGAACGAGGCCCGGAAGCCACGCTTGCAGAAACTGGACCGGCGTGCCGATCGACGCGGTAAATACGCCGCCTTGTGGGTCATCCATCGCGGCGGAATCCATTGCGAAACGCGCAGCCTTTGCCGCCCAGCCCTGGTCGATGCCGAGGCCGGCGAGCTTCAGCTCGAGATAGTGCTGAACATCGGCGCTATCCATCGCGAAGATCGGCTTGCCTTCAGCGCGACGTGCCGCAGCTTCACGACCGCTCACGCTGGAATGAATTTTCGAGACTTGCAGATTCATTGTGTTTTTCCTTTTTGGCTTGAGCCCAAACGAAAAGCCTCCCGAAGGAGGCCAATAAAAAACCCGCCGTAGCGGGTCAGGGATTTGGGCTCAAAGCCCCGTGAGTGTGGTTAGTTCGTGAGGCGAACGACAGTCAGACCGCCGCCAACAGCCGTCACCGGATAGCGATACACGACCGCGTTCGGCACCGTTGCGGTGCCAGCCGGAACCGTGCCACCCGGAGCGTACGTACTCAGTGCGCCGGTCGTCGTGCTGTACGACACCAGATCGCCGATGTTGCAAGCGGTATTCACCGCCACCGTGACATCGCCCATCGTCAGGAAGTCGGCTTGCTGGTTGTCGGGGATCGCGAGCGTCGGCGCCAGCGTGCCAGCGGTCGTCCCGAACAGCGTTGCCGCCTTCGGATTGACCATGATGCCGGCAAAGACGGTCGAGCCATTGGTGATGGCGCCGCCCATCTTGGCGATGTTGGTCGTATTCGACTTGGTCGCGGCAAACCCGTAGACGTTCGGGGTCGCGCCGGCCGAGTTGATGATGAGGCTTTCGGCACGCTTCGGGCTGTGAAGTTGGACTTCGCCCGGCACGCCAAAGCCTTGCAGTACATTGACAGTAGATTGGAAGGTCATGGTTTCGTTCTCCGATTAGGCTGCGCGAGCGTGCGTTTGCTTGCTGAACCAGCCATTGCCCGAATCCATGCCAGTCGCTTTCGTGACGGGAGCCTCAGACGGGGCCTTGTTGTTTGCCAGATAGCCGCTCAGGTAAGCCAGCTCCTGGCCCTTCGGCGCTTTCAGGCCGAGTTTCTTGCAGCCATATGCGGCCACATCGGCTTCGTCCATGCCCGCGATAACGGTCGGAGCGATCGTGCCCACGTGCTTCGAAAGCTGTGCGGCAAGGGCGTTGCGCGCGTTCGTGCGCGCCTCAAACTTGCGGAACAGGGCTGCTTCGTCCATGGCTGCGTCCTTTTTCTCTACGGCCTCTTTGGCTTGCGCAGTGCCGGTCGATTCGGCGGCTGCATTGTCCTTGCCAACTTCTGCGGCATCCTTCTTCTCGGCACCTTCGGCGGCCTGAGCTGCGCCTTCTTCGGCGTCGGCCGTTTCTTCTTCTGCGCCTTCGGTCATGCCGGACTCGTCCGCCTCAGCGCCCTCTGCTTCAGCGCCTGCGCCGAGTGCTGCTTTCATTGCCGCTGCGGTCTGGATTACCTCGTCCATCTTGCTGACGAAGTCCGCAAACTGAGCGCGCATTTCTTCCAGCGACGCGCCGCCGCCGGTGCCGCCTTCGACGGCGTTGGTGCTGGTATCAGCCATGCTTGTTTCCTTTTCGGGGAGAGAATCACACGTGAATGCGGCGTCTAGCACCGCGACATCCGGCCCCATCCGACCCTTGCGAACAAGTGCGAGATGATTGCCACGGATATTTCGCTGCACGCAGTCGTAGGGCTGGCCATTGAATTCGCCCGGAGTCCAGTCGTACGTGCAGCGATAGCCGGCAGACAATTCCTTCTTGCCAGCGTTGATGGAGTCGGTCATTGCCGACGAGAACAACTTGAGGTTGCCAAGAAGACCGCCGTCCTCGAAGGCGTCAGGATCGAATCGCACTTCCTGTCCGATGACACCCTGAACGCCTTTCTGTTCAGGGCGCATCAAGCCTTCTTCTTCGCGCCCCAACATCACGTGGTTGTCGATCCACGGGATGAGCTTGAATGACTCAATGGTTTCGGGGTTGCTCAACTCTTCGGCGGGGCGGTAGACCCGATACATCTTGTTCGGATCGGGGGCGCCGGGGAGTTGCGAACCCTGATAATCAAAGATTCCGACCTTACTGATCGGGTTGTCCTTGATCTCACTCCAGCCATTCGAATCTTCGATGCGCGAAGACTTGTCGAGCGCCCATGCGTCGGCGAATGCGACGCGTGCCTCCAGTTCCTCAATCTCATCCATCGCATCGGTAGCGGCCAGACTTGCGATCGCTTCTGCCACGCCCGGGTGCAGCGGTTCGGGCAACATGCCAACTGGCGCCCACATCACATCGCTCGATTCCGGGTTGATAGCCGGCGAGAAGATTTCGCCCTTGCTCAGATATAGCGCGAAGTCGGGCGAAGCGATTTGCATTGGCACTAGCGAAAGCGGCATGTGCGCCACTTCCTCGAATGACTCGCGCGCCGCGGCGAGCATCGGATCTTCACCCGGTTCGACGTGGCCGGCAGGGAATGCCCACGTATCAGGGAAATCCTCGGAATCTGGACTCCGCTTGACGAGGAGAACCTTGCCGGCAGTCAGGTACAGGACGCCAGCAGCACGGATCACAGCGCCGCCTTCGCCTGAGCAACAAGCGCCTGAATCTTCGTGCGCAACACGCCAGCCTGATCGTGCGCGGCGTAAAGCTCTGCTTTACCGGCCAGTTCGTTGATGGCGTCGAGCGCATCGAGAACAGCCGAGCTTGCGGGCTGTGCCGCAGATTGGGTCTTAGGAGGCATCTTTGTATCCAAATTTCAGTATGGGACGCGCGAAGCACCGGCAATTGATTGCGATGCCCGGGAGAACCGGCCCGAACGTGTCGTCAACGGGAGGTTTATCGAAGCGGAATGTTTTGCCGTTCCATTCCTCATGCTGAGGCCGTGGAGTCTTTCCGCCATGCGAGTGGCACCACTCGAATTCTTCGATGCCAGCGGCCTGCATCCGCGCGTTTGAGATGCTGGAGTAGGCTTTGCGGGTCTGGTCGTGGGCAACGTTCCGGGCCTTTCGAACGTTCTGGCCGTACTTCTCGCGCATGAACGGCATCAGCGTTTGAAGGCCGGAGCCGGTCGTGATCGAGCGCATCACCTGGCCCTGAACCTGCGACAGGTATTGCTCCGGGATCGTCTTGATCAGTTGCGCAGCTTCCTGCGTCGAAGCCTGAACGATTTCGCGCAGCCGACCGCTGTTCAGGAACGCGGGGTCCAACTCCAGGTCCTCGGCAACATCCTTCAGGCTCATGTTGAGCGTGGCGCTGGAGTGCCTGATGGTCTGGCGGATCATCCGCTCAGTCGCGGCTTTGGAGAGTCGGTTGAAGTAGGTTCCGTACTTGCGCTTCAAATAGTTGATGATGATTCGGGCGCGCGACGCTGGATTGCCATCTACGGCGTCCATCGCATAGCCCGGATCATTGAACATCTTCTTTAGCTCGCGCTCGGCCTCTTCTGACATCTTCCGAATAAGAGCGACTATGGCCTTTTGATACTGGTCGGCAATGGAGGCGCTAGAAATCAGCGCGCCACCACGTTTAACCGATACCGAGTTCATTCGCGGCTTCTATCGCTTCATCAGAGAGGCCAAGTTC